GGGTAATTCTCAATCTCCCGCCCCGATTCAGCAAGTCCGAGCTATTCAGCTACATGCTTCCGGCTTGGTATATCGGGCTGAACCCCGAAGCCAAGATCATCCAGATTTGTGGCACCGGAGATATGGCCATTGGCTGGTCGAGGAAGGTGCGTAACCTTGTCGCGTCCACCGAGTACCAGCAGATATTCCCCGGAGTTGGCCTGAGGGCTGACTCCAAGGCGGCGGGCCGCTGGCATACCTCCCACGGGGGAGAGTATTTTGCGGTGGGTGCCGAAGGTAACGTGACCGGCAAGGGCGGCGACATCGTGATCATCGATGACCCGACCGGCGAGCAGCAGGCAGTAGCCGCCATAGGAGACAGCAGTGTCTTCCAGCGGGTTTACTCTTGGTTCGTGGCCGGTCCCCGCCAGCGTTTGCAGCCCAACGGGCGCATCGTGGTGGTCCAGTCTCGGTGGGCAGTGAATGATTTCACCGGCCAGCTTCTGAAGGCAGAGCGCGAGGCGGCGTCGGACAGGGCGGACAAATGGAAGGTCGTGGCCCTTCCTGCAATCATGCCCAGCGGCAAGTCTCTGTGGCCAGAGTTCTGGAGTCTGGAGAACCTTGAGGCGACCAAGCTGGCCCTTCCACCGAACAGGTGGAATGCCCAGTACCAGCAGGAACCTTCGAATGATTCCGGTTCCATCATCAGGCGGGAATGGTGGAAACGCTGGAAGGAGCCGAGGGTCCCAGAATGCTCGCTAAAAATGGTGACGGTCGATACCGCTTACTCCCAGAAGGAGTCAGCCGACTACACGGCCTTCACCACTTGGGGAATCTTTACGGGGGAGAGCGAGGCGACACGGACGGACAAGGGCGGGAAGAGCGTTCCCAATCTCATCCTTCTGGACGCATGGAAGGAGCGCCTTGAGTTCCCTGAACTGAAGGCGATTGCCCATCGTCATTACATGAAGTGGCAGCCTGACATCTTCATGGTCGAGGCCAAGGCGGCGGGGGCTCCGCTGATCTACGAGTTGCGCGCCAGAGGGATTCCGGTACAGGAATACAATCCTACCCGTGGAACCAAGCTGGCTCCCAACGACAAGATCAGCCGGGTCAATGCAGTCTCGGATATCTTTGCCTCCGGGCTTGTGTGGGCACCGGAGTTCGTGTGGGCGGATGAGGTCATCGAGGACTGTGCGAACTTCCCATCCGTCGAGCATGACGACTTGGTCGATTGCGTAGCGATGGCTTTAATGAGATTCAGGCAAGGTGGATTTCTAACTCTAGCTTCAGACACATGGGGTGATGACGAACCCGTCCGTCCCCGTCGCCGTGCCTATTACTGATTAACCAGAATCGGAACCTGATGGCTCGCTCTCCAAGACCCTCATTTATTGAAACGACAATCGCTCCGGAAGGTTCTCTTCCCGAAGATATTGTTCAGGGACTTGGCACCGACATCGATCTTGTTCCGGATGATCCGGAAGTCGGTATCGAGCAGAACGATGATGGCGGCGTCACGGTAGACTTTGCTCCGGAGGATTCATCTCCCGAGGAGGAAGAAGAATTCGATGACAATCTGGCTGGCTACATTGAAGAGAACGAACTCGATTCGATTGGCCGGAAAATCTGCGAGATGGTCGAGATCGATGACCGTTCGCGGGATGACTGGAAGCGGGCGTACATTAAGGGTCTGAGCCTTCTGGGCTTCAAGACCGAAGAGCGTACCGACCCTTGGTCCGGTGCCTGTGGTGTCTTCCACCCGGTAATGACCGAGGCTGCGGTCAGGTTTCAGTCTCAGGCCATTATGGAAATCTACCCGGCTGGCGGGCCGGTTCGAACCAAGACCCTTGGCAAGTGGACCAAGGACAAGGAGAAGCAGGCCAAGCGCGTTGAGCAGGAACTGAACTACTTCCTGCTGGATCGCATGACCGAGTTCCGTCCAGAAACGGAACAGCTTCTGTTCTATCTGGCACTCGCCGGGAGTGCCTTCAGAAAAATCTACTTTTCCCCGGAACTAAAAAGGCCTGTGGGGCGTTTCATTCCGGCAGAGGACTTCATCGTTCCATACGGAACCACGGACCTGAGGACCTGTCCCCGATATACACAGGTCATGCGAATCTTCCCAAACGACCTGAAGAAGATGCAGGTTACTGGGCAGTATTCAGGTGTCGATCTTCCGAAGCCAACCTATCGGCAGGACGACATCAAAGAGAAGTACGACAAGCTGACAGGTAGCTCCCATCCCTCTCAGGATGATGAGCGATATACTCTCTACGAGTGCCATGTAGACTGGGATTTGCCCGGATTCGAAGACACGATTACGGATGAGGATACGGGAGAAGAAGCCCAGACGGGCATCGAACTTCCCTATGTGATCACGGTCGATAAATCGTCTCAGAAGGTTCTGGCCATTCGCCGGAACTGGAGTGAGAGCGACCCGATGAAGATCAGGCGTCAGCATTTCACGCCTTATCACTATCTACCGGGCTTGGGCTTCTATGGCTCTGGCCTTATTCACCTGATTGGCGGGATTACCGCTTCTGCCACGAGCATTCTTAGACAGCTTGTGGACGCGGGCACACTCGCCAATCTCCCCGGCGGCCTCAAATCCAGAGGCATGAGGATCAAGGGCGACGACAGTCCGATCATGCCGGGTGAGTTCCGCGATGTCGATGTTCCTTCCGGGAACATCAGGGATAACATCGCATTCCTGCCCTACAAGGAACCGAGTGCGGTTCTTCACAGTCTCCTGAATGACATGATTCAGGAAGGCCGCAGGCTTGGTGCGGCACCCGATCTCCCCATCAATGCGATGACGCAGCAGGCTCCTGTCGGCACCACACTTGCCCTTCTGGAGCGATCCATGAAGGTCATGTCTGCGGTTCAGGCAAGACTCCATGCCAGCCTCAAGCAGGACCTGAAGCTGATTGCGGATATCATCGCGACAGACATGGGTCCGGAGTACGAATACGAGGTTGAGCAAGCCGATAGCTCTCGCGTCGAGGACTTCGCTCAAGTGGATATCATCCCGGTGTCCGATCCGAATGCAGCCAGCATGGCGCAGCGGGTTGTTCAGGGACAGGCTGTCCTCCAGTTGGCCCAGACAGACCAGCAGGCATTCGATATGCCGCTCCTGTACCGGGATTTCGTGACGATCCTTGGCGTCCAGAATGCCGACAAGATCGTCAAGGACCCGGAGGATATTACTCCGATGGACCCGGTATCGGAGAACATGGCGCTGCTGATGGGCAAGCCGGTAAAGGCTTTCCTCTATCAGGATCAGGAAGCCCATATTCAGGTTCATCTGGCGGCGGCACAGGACCCGAAGATCATGGAGCTTGTCGGGCAGAGCCCGCAGGCATCCCGCATACAGGCGGCTCTTGCTGCCCATGTGTCGGAGCATCTCGCCTACGCCTACCGCAAGGGCATCGAAGAGCAGATGGGTGTTCCTCTTCCGCCAGAGGATCAGCCTCTTCCGGAAGATGTGGAGGTCATGCTCTCCAAGACCGTGGCGGAGGCAAGCAAGAGGCTTCTCCAGAAGGATCAGGCAGAGGCGGCACAGAAGAAAAACCAGCAGGCCCAGCAGGACCCGGTTGTTCAGATGCAGCAGCAGGAACTCCAGATCAAGCAGATGCAGGCCCAGCAGAAGGCCGAGGCTGCGAAGCAGGAACTACAGTTCAAGATGGCAGCCCTTGCACAGAAGGAAGCTGCCGATCAGCGCAGGCTCACCTCACAGGAACGAGTCGCTGGCGCTGCTCTTGGCGTAAAGATCGCTCAAAGCAAAAACAGCGAAGATGCGAACAAGCGTCAGAACATGCTTGATACGGGACTTGAACTACTCGACCTCGAAATGAGGGCGCAGCAACTGAAGAGTCAGGACAACAAGAAACGATCCAACAATGGATCGAATCAGAATTACTAAGCAAGCCACCGAGCGCAGCGAGCCACTAGGGGTTATCCTAGGCATCCGGAGTGAATATGAATCTGAATGAACTTGTTCAGAGGCGATACACAGATCGCTTCAAGAGAACACAGGAAACCATCATCAATGGTGTCCAGACATTCGAAGAGTATCGTTATTCGATAGGCTATCTCAGAGGCATGTGGGACCTGATGGAGGATATTCATCCCCTCCTGAAAGACCCGGATTCAGCCGGTGATGAGGAATAGTCATGGCGAAAACGAACAAGACAATGATGCCCGTGCCGGTTGGCTATCACATGCTGATAGCTTTGCCTCCGCAGGGAGAGAAAATCGGGAATGTATTCATCCCTGATGATCTGAAAGCCAGAGAGCATACCGCCTCAATCGTTGGCAATGTGCTTGCCATGGGTCCGGATTGTTATCTGGATACGGTAAAGTTTCCGACTGGGCCTTGGTGCAAAGTTGGAGACTGGATTTTGATGAAGAGCTACACAGGCGCTCGCTTCAAGATCAAGGAACAGGAGTTTCGCATCATCAATGACGATTCGATCCTGTCTGTAGTGGCTGATCCGCGCTTCATCGAGCGTGCATAGGAGAAATCATGGCTACCGAGAGAATCGAAAGCGAGATCGATGTTCGCCCTGACAAGAGCGGCGACAAGGTTGTTGCGACTTCATCCGCTCCGGGGGATGACGATCTCCAGATAGAGGTCGAGGACGATACGCCAGAAGCAGACCGGGGCAGGCAGCCCCGCGCTCCCGGCACCCCGTCCCTGATTCCGGAAGAGGAAGAGATCGGTCAGTACACCCAAGGTGTTCAGGACCGCCTCAGGCAGATGAAGTGGGAATACCACGAGGAACGTCGGGCAAAGGAAGCTTGGCAGCGCGAACATAACGCCGCCGTTGACTTCGCCAAGAGGGTCCACGGAGAAAACGAGAAGCTCCGCAGCTTGGTCTCGGAGGGTCACAAGACTCTCTTGGATAGTACCAAGCAGGCGGCAGAAACGGAGATGATCTCTCTGGAAGAAGGCCTGAGGGTGGCGCTGGAGACTGGCGACACCGCGAAGGCTGCGGAACTTCAGGGGAAACTGGCAAGGACTGCGGCGCGGGCAGAGGCCCAGAACTACATCCCCCCTATTTCATTCCCTCAGGGGGATGAACGCAGGGAGCAGGTTCAACAGCCGCAGCGTCAGGAAGTCCGCCTGTCGGAGTCGATGCAGGATTGGGTAGCAAACAATCCGTGGTTCAATCAGGACAAGCGCATGACGGCGTTTGCCTTCGGTGTCCACGAAGAGTTGCTTGAGAAAAAGATTCCCTTGGAATCTCCGAAATACTTCGCGGAGATCAACAAGGCAGTTCGCGAGTCGTTCCCGAATTATTTCCGGGATGAAGACGAAGGGAATTCCCGTAACGGGAATGGCACCAACGGGCGCACTCAGTCACCGCCCCGTAGGAATGCCGTTGCTGGCGTAACCCGCAGTCCTGCGGGAAGGGCCAGTAACCGGGTGACTCTCACGGCGTCCCAAGTGGCGCTGGCAAAGCGTCTTGGAATTACTGAACAACAGTATGCCCGAGAAATGATTAGACTGGAGAACAACGATGGCTAACTCGGACCCCCGCGCCCCACGCACCAATGATACCCGTGAGGCTACGCAACGGACTGAAGCTTGGGTTGAGCCGTCAAAGCTACCCGACCCGGACCCTCAGGATGGATACGTTTATCGCTGGATTCGGACGGCAACTCTTGGTCAGGCAGACCCGACCAATGTGTCTACCCGCTTCCGCGAGGGCTGGATTCCAGTCCCCAAGGAAGAGGTTATGCATCTTGGTCTGATGCAGGATCACAAGACGCGCTTTCCGGAGAATCTGGAAGTCGGTGGCCTTCTCCTTTGCAAGATGGAATCGGAACGGGCTGAACAACGGGCTGCCCACTTCACGAAGCTGACAAAGAATCAGATTCAGGCATCTGATCACAACTTCATGAAGCAGGCTGATCCTCGTATGCCCATTCTCGCACCGTCTCGTACTTCAACTGTGACGTTTGGATCAGGTCGCCCGAATAAGTAGGGCACCTAAACAGAGGACCTATCATGGCAAACACTGCCTCCGCCTACGGGATGGTGCCGGTCAATTTGATCGGTGGCCGTCCTTTTGCAGGCTCGACCCGGATGCTGCCTATCGCATCCAACTACGCTACGAGCATCTTCTTTGGTGATGTCGTCAAACTCGTTGATACCGGCACCATCGCCAAGGATGTTGGCACCTCCACGCTGACGCCGATTGGCATCTTCATGGGCGTGTCGTACATGGACCCGACCTACGGAGCGACGTTCCGCCAGATGTACACGGCGAACACCGTTCCGGCGAACTCGACGCTTTCCATTGCCTATGTCTGCGATGACCCGTCCACGGTCTTCAGGATTCAGGGTAATGCGGCCATGACCCAGACCATGTTGTTCAACAACGCTGGTGTGGTTCAGGGTGCGGGCGTGACGACCTCTGGCAACAGCGGCGTCACTCTGGATGTGTCCACGGTCGCTACGACCGATACCCTGCCGCTGCGTATTATCGGCTGGGCCGGTAACAACGTAGAACCCGGCATTGCCGCTGGCATTGCACAGGATTGCCTTGCCCCTACGGACGATTACCCCGACGTTCTGGTTTCTTGGAACTTCGGAATGCACGCCTATCAGCGCGCACTCGCGATCTAAGGGAGCATTAGACAATGGCAATTTCACGCGCACAACTCCTCAAGGAGTTGCTCCCCGGTCTCAACGCTCTGTTTGGGCTGGAGTACAAGAAGTACGAAAACGAAGACACGGAAATCTTCGATACGGAGACTTCCGAGCGTTCGTTCGAAGAAGAGACCAAGCTCGCCACGTTTGCGGCAGCCCCGGTCAAGGCGGAAGGCGAAGGCATCGCCTACGACAACGCGCAGGAAGCTTGGACGGCGCGGTATACCCATGAGACGGTAGCCATGGGTTTCTCCATCACTGAAGAAGCGATGGAAGATAACCTGTATGACTCGCTCTCGACCCGGTACACCAAGGCGCTGGCTCGCTCGATGGCCTACACCAAGCAGGTCAAGGCTGCTGCCATTCTCAACAATGGCTTCAGTGCGAGCTTCCTGTACGGCGATGGCAAGCGTCTGTTTGCTACGGACCATCCGCTGGTCAGCGGTGGCACCAACAGCAATCGTCCGACGACGGGTGCCGACCTCAACGAGACCTCGCTGGAAGCGGCTGTCATCCAGATCGCCGGATGGCTTGACGAACGCGGTCTGCTGATTGCAGCCCAGCCTCGCAAGCTGATCATTCCGACGGCTCTCATGTTCGTTGCGACTCGTCTTCTCCAGACGGAGCTTCGTGTCGGTGTCGCGAATAACGACATCAACGCGATCAAGAACAACGGCTCGATCCCGGAAGGCTACACGGTCAACCATTACCTGACGGACACCAATGCTTGGTTCCTGAAGACGGATGTGCCGAATGGCCTGAAGCACTTCGAACGCATGCCCATGAAGACTTCCATGGACGGCGACTTCGATACGGGCAATGTGCGGTATCGGGCACGCGCCCGCTATTCGTTCGGCGTCTCTGATCCTCTCGGCATGTACGGTAGCCCCGGCGCAAGCTGATAATCCTGTCTTAACACCGGGGGACCAATCAGTTCCCCGGTGTCCTTCCCTCCGCGTAGCGTTGGCCAATTTTTCTGGAGGCTTTAATGTCTGATACCACCACTGAATTTCTCAACGGTCTTCTTGTCGATGGCGTCCCCACCATGGGTATCAGCGGAATCCCGCTGACCAATGGTCGAGTCATCTTTGTCGATTATGTCAACGGGTCTGATAGCTATAACGGTAATGCTTCGTCTCCGAAGAAGACGATCTATTCCGCTTATGCGAATGCCCGTGATGGCTACAATGATGTCATTGTCATCGTTGATAATGGTCTGTCCACGGGCTCGCAGCGTCTGTCGCTGGCGAATGCTGTGGCTGTCGATTCGACGGTCACGGCTGGCACCCTCGTTCTGAGCAAGAACGCGGTTCACATTGTTGGCATGGCGGCCCCGACCCTGAACAGCCGTTCCCGTTTTGCTCCCCCCACCGGCACCTATACGATGGCGACCTTCGGGTCGGGTAACTTCGTGACGATGTCTGGTTCGGGCTGCATCATCCAGAACGTGTCCTTTTTCAACGGCTTCTCGACCGGAGGGGCAAGCCAGATTTGCTTCACTGTCACGGGCGGACGTAACTACTTTGAGAACGTCACGTTTGGCGGTGCCGGTGACGCGGCTTCGGCGCAGTCAACGACCAGTCGTAGCCTGCTGGTCAGCGGCACGGGCGAGAATCGCTTCGTCAACTGCACGATGGGCCTCGATACTGTGACCAAGACGGTGGCTAACGCCACTCTTGAACTGGCAGAGGCGACCCCGCGCAACGAGTTCATTGGCTGTAACTTCCCGTTCTATACCTCTTCGGCTACCACCATTGGTATCCTTGGTACGGGTGCAAACTGCATTGACCGCACGACCCTCTTCCGGGGTTGCACGTTCGGTAACGCCGCGCAGTCGGGTTCGACCACGATGAGCGGTCTGGTAACGCTTCCGGCCTCCGCTGGCGGTCTCCTTCTGATGAAGGACTGCACGCTGGTCGGCATCACGGAGTTCGGCACCGACGCCACCTCGCGCGGTCAAATCTACGTTGACGGTGCAAGCGTAGTCGCCGCCACCAGCGGCATCGCCGTCAACCCGACCTAACAACTGGATTAACGCCTCCACTCCGGGCGTTAATAGCCGGTGTCACTCCCGGCTTCCTCCTCGCAGACTTGGCCCGTAGCTCCGGTTACGGGCCATTTTTGCGCGGTAATCCTTTGTAGAGGATGAATTATGCGACCCATTACAGTTTCTCTTTCGCCATCAGTTCTCGATGCTGACGGCGTTGCCGCATCCCAGACGCCAGCAGGCGCGGGTGCGGTCACGATCAATGGCGCTCTCGCCACGGGTGGTGTGGCCACGTTCGCCTCCCCCCAGATCGTCACGATTTACTCAGGCTCGGATATCTCCAATCGGACGTTAGACGTTACGGGACGCGACCGTGACGGCAACACGATATCCCAGACCTCTATTACCGGACCCAACAACGAAACCGTTGCGACCACCAAGTATTTCAAAGAAGTCACCGGAGTTACCATCTCGGGGGCTGCGGCGGGTGCCATTACCGTTGGAGTCAACGGGCTTGGCACGAGCCAGATCATTCCCTTGGATGTCTATCCTCCCGCAAACATCTCGGTTGCTGTTACAGCCGTGACTGGGGCAACCTACAAGTTGCAGTACACCTACGACGATGTGCAGGCGACGACTTGGCCCAACGGCACCCAGACGTGGTTCGACCACGCGACCATGGTCTCCAAGACTGCCACGGCAGATGCCACAATCAATAATCCGGTGACCGCTGTGCGTTTTGTTATCACGACGGCGGCCAGCCCACAGTCTCTTACTGGGCGCATTATCCAGTCGGGAGGGATGGTCTGATGAGCAATGCAACTCTGGTAGAGGTCATCGGCGGTGGCGCGAAAGCGCCAAGCGCCAGCTTTTCCGTTGTCCCCGCTGGTTTTCAGTACGAGACGGTAGCAGCCGGGCAGACGGCGCAAGTTCTAGGCGCGACCGGCGCGGCGGGTGACTATCTCAGCCACGTCATCTTGCAGCCCACGACGACGGGGGCGGGAACAACCACGGTCCTCGACAACGCGACGGTCATTTACACGTTCACGACCGGCACGTTGGCAGACCTTCGTCCCATCGTCGTCCCGATTGGCTGCTTTAGCGTCTCCGGGGCGTGGAAGGTTACAACCGGCGCAAGCATCGCTGTGGTCGGCGTGGGGAACTTCACCTGATGCGCTTCTCCGATATCCTGATGTCGTCTGCAACGCAGGGCAGCGGGCTAGACACCCTTAACGCATGGGTTGCCAGTGTCGTGGCCAACGGTGGCACGGTGTCGGCTGGACGCGCGGTTATCGTTGGCACCTTCATCGCTGCTGAGAGGGCTTCCGGAGCATGGGATTTGACGGATGACTATTGGGGCTTGTGGGCCGAGAACCTCGCGCAGGCTCTCACCTCCCTGAAGCAGCGCAGGCTTGCCGTGGCGACCAATTCACCGACCTTCACGACGGATCGCGGGTACGCCTTCAACGGCACGACGCAGTACATCGACACAGGTTTCATTCCATTGACCCACGCGGCGGTGATGACGGCCACCTCCATCCATCTGGAGGTTTACGAGCGCGCGGAGTTGAGCGCGAACACCTACGCGGCCGGCGTAATCAACAGCTTGAGTCGCGCCATCACCATGCGCCCACGAGCCGCCGGAAACGCGTTCGTTCAAGCGGGAAGCGCGGCGGCTACGTTTACGCTGCCGTCCGCAAGCAGCCTCGGCCTCACGCAAGGCGGCCGGAATGGCGCGGCTGTGACCGATGTCTATGGTTCAAAAAACGGCGTCAGCATGACGCGCACGGTTGACCCGGCTGCGGTTGGGGTTTCGCTTCCCGCGAACAGCATTTTCCTCGGCGCTTACAACAACGTTGGAACGGCGGCGGGCTTCCGCGCGGCCTCGATTGGGTTCTCGGCTGTCGGTGCCGCGCTCAGTCAAGCGCAGCGTCTTGCGCGCTACAACGCGGTGCAGGCGTGGGCGACCTCAGTCGGAGCGAATGTCTGATGCCTATGTTCATCCTTCTAACCTCAACTGAAGCCGACAGCGTGCGCGGCCTCTCCACGCCGTCTGCCGCTCTTAATCCGATAGAGCGGGAAGGCGGTGTATTCCTGTTAGGCGTCGAGGTGCTGGATGATCCGGCACACAAGGCGCACTTGGACGTTCTGGCGAAGCTCCCTCAGAAAGACATCGAAGACCCCGACTTTGCGCCAGAGTTGGCAGTTTCCGTTGGCTCCTTGAACGTCGGTAAGGGCTAGTAATGAGGGGCCTCCCTAGCGCCGAAAAATACAAAGACAAATCCAGATACGTTAAAATGCCCCGGTTTTTACAGGGCACCAAGGGGGCCAACTATGTCTCGCGAGCCATGCAACCGGGTGGGTACGCCGAAGGCGGCACCATCAGGCAAGGCCTTGGCGGCCTCACCGAGTTCTTCGACTACGAAAGCCCCGGTGCAATCGAGAGGCCGGTCAAAGAAAATAAACTGGGACAAAGTACGGGTGTTCAAACAGCCGGAATACCGGCTGCCATTCTCTCTGGGAAAATACGTTCCGGGGAAAAGAACGCAGCAAGACCCGGAGCTATGGATACAGGTGGCAATCGAGTCGGGGCTCGTGGAAATGGGATCGCTCAGAGGGGGCGGACCCGTGGGAGACTTGCTTGATCCCTTGAATGGTAATCCCCCCGCGAGGATGAACCGCGAGGACCTTGAGGCTTTGGTTACAAAGGGACTCATGGAAGTTCTGGAGAAATCTTAAAATGGCATTTGTTAAAGCTGACCGTGTTCAGGAATCCTCAACTTCCACCGGAACCGGCAACATGACCCTTGAAGGCGTATATCAAACGTCTTACCGGACATTTGCCAGTCAGATGACCACTGGCGATACCTGCCAGTATTTGATCATAAACACAGACGCTGACGACGAATGGGAGATTGGAGAGGGCAGTTACCTTCTCACCGGCAGCAGTTCGTATCTGGTACGCACTGCGATCATCTCGTCTTCCAATGCCAATGCGACTGTGACGTTTACATCTGGCACCAAGCGGGTGGCGATGCTGCCAATCGCTTCGTCCATGGTGGTCGAGGACAACCTCGGAAACGCCACGGTTGAAGGGGAACTTTCTGCAAATGTCTTACAGGCCAGTAACGGCATCATCACAAACAGCCTGATGGTGTCGAGCAACTACACCATTCCGGTAGGGCGAAGCGGTATGAGCGCAGGTCCCATCACGGTAGCCTCTGGTGTCGCCGTCACAGTTTCTTCCGGTTCTCGCTGGGTGGTGTTGTAATGAGCGCCGTTGTTTTTTCCGGCGACACAAGCGGACAGATTTCGGTCGAGGCACCCGCCGTCGCGGGGAACAACACTCTAACGCTGCCTACGGCCACGGATACTCTTGTCGGCAAGGAAACGACAGACACGCTGAGCAACAAGACACTCACCGCGCCTGTCATTGCGACCATCGTCAACACCGGCACGCTGACTTTACCGACATCTACTGACACGCTTGTTGGCAGGGCAACCACTGACGTTCTTACCAACAAGACACTTATCCTGCCTGTCATTGCGACCATCTCAAATACTGGCACTCTTACGCTGCCCATATCGACAGATACGCTTGTCGGCAGGGCAACCACTGATGCCCTCACCAACAAGACCTACAACGGCAATACGTGGACGGCTGGCGCATCTACCCTGACATTGGCCGGTAACCTTGTTACCAGCGGTGCCTATAACCTGACGGCCACGTTGACGGCCAATACCAGCATCACGATGCCTATAACGGGCACGCTGGCCACGCTGGCTGGGTCTGAGGCCCTTACCAATAAAACGTACAACGGCAACACTTGGACGGCAGGTACGGGGACGCTCACGATTGCTGCCGCCAAGACGCTGACCGCGAACAACTCGCTGACGCTCGCGGGCACCGACTCGACAACCATGACGTTCCCGGCGACGACAGGGACTGTGGCGACACTCAACACGGCCAATACGTTTTCCGTCAATCAAATCATCTCGGTAACGGACAACACAAATGCTGCGCTGCGTGTCACACAGCTTGGTACAGGCAACGCAATCCTTGTTGAGGATGCCACAAACCCGGACGCTACGCCGTTTTTGGTTAGTGCAACCGGCCAAGTTGTTGCGGGTACCACAGCAGCCGTGTCTTTTTCTGGCGGCGCTACGCCGCTCTACGAGACCGTCACCACCACGCAGTTGCTGTCGGGTTTTGGCGCGGCCCTATGGAATTCAACAATTACGACCGGGCCGACCGTAAGGCTCGCCCATTCACTCGGCAGCACAATCGGAACACATTCGGTTTTGTCGGATAATGGCGTGATGGGTGAGTTGGTCTTTGAAGGGTCTGACGGCACCGGCTTTATTGAAGGCGCTTGCATCAGAGCAGAAGTGGATGGCACTCCCGGCACTAACGACATGCCGGGGCGGCTTATGTTTGCCACCACGGCGGACGGCGCGGCAACGCGCACTGACCGCTGGCAGATCGGCAATAATGGGTACTTAAAGAACCTGTCGGGCGCATTTGGGCGCGGCGCACCTGTCACGAAAACAGAGAACTTCACGGTCGCGGACACCGATAACTGGCTTATCAGCAACAAGGCCGGATCGACCTGCACTGTGACGTTCCCCGCTGCGTCGTCGTGGACGGGCCGTGAAATCATGTTTCAGAATTACGAGAATCACACTGTTGTGTCTGCGTCGTCCAATGTTGTGCCGTTGGGCGGCGGCGCTGCCGGTACGGCCCTGCTTCAGAGTGTTCCGGGTAAATGGTGTACGGTTGTATCCGACGGGACGAACTGGGTAATACTGCAGGCCGGATGATGATGCGGGACACCAACAACCAGCGGCGCGGGTGACGTGATGGCCACAATAGTTGACG